AAGCCGATATGGGAAAAAGTAAAGACTACAATATCCCCCGCCTTTATGTCTTCATTGGTTGGTTTACGAAGGTCAATGCCACTTGCGGCTTGTTTCTTTGCCCAGTTTTCAAAATCCCACGCACCCGCAGTTCTAGGACGCTCAAATTCGACATCCTGCCCCTCTATCGCTTGCTTTACTAACCAGCAAATAAAAGCCGCACACCATGGCCACCCTTTATCTGGGTCAAGCCACGTTGCAGCTTTGTATGTATCTACCATGGGACCACAATTGGTTCCGTCCACTTCAGATACACCGATTTGCTCTCGCGCAAGCGTTATCATTCTCTGTGGAATCGTTGCGTTTTCAGCCACCTTCTCTCTAGTTGAAAGTTTGGATAGTATCGCATTCCAAGTAATTGGGCCGTCTGCGCCATCCGCTGGAATACCAAGCAGTTTTTGAACGGCTTTGATTACTTGTTTTTTGCCTTTAAATTCCATGATTACTGACACCTTCTACTGAACGAAGCACATACGGACATAACCCCGCAGAGGGCCATGAGTGTCCAAATAAATTCCCCAAATCTATCTATTTTTTTATTTAAAATAGCAGATTGAGCCTCATTATGATACATTTTGGTATCCATAATGTTGTTAATTGCTTCAATAGTAGGCTCAGTCATTTCGTACATTTCAGGAATTGAACCTTTAATCTTCTCGATGTCTCCCGCCTTAGCCCAATCAATTAATTCATCGACGTATAAACTTATTTTATCCTCCTGAGCGAAAACAAAATCTGCATAAGGTATTTCTTTGGGCGTAATATCTTTCTTGTAGCCCTCTAAATATTCATCCTTATAGCCACTCTCCTCCTCAAGTACTTCAACCATTTCTTCTGGAGACATGATCCCATGGGATGTTTGAATAACGGAATTGACAATTATAACGCCATACCAATCAAAGCACATCCCTATTTCCATAATGGATGATTCAGATTGGCGAGCATTCTCTTCTAATGTTGTTTTTATATCGTCATTTAACTGTAAGCCTTTCAATCCAAAGGCTAAACAAATAACTGACAAGCAGTAAACTATAAATCTAGGTCTCATTTTTTTATGAATTCAGAGGGATTCTTTTCGAATTTCTTGCCAAGTCTAACTATGCCCCCGATAACCTCAGGGCTTACAACCCCAATTATCCCATAAGCAATCGCCTTAGTCAGTGAGGAGACTTCAGTTTGCTCCAGCACGAACCAAGCTATGCCAGCGGCAATCGCCGCTGTAACGATTCTTTTAAATTGTTGTTTTGCTGATAATCCACTATCACCCGATAAAAGTCGCGCAAACATTGCTGCCGCGCCAACTAACGGCACTAACCAACCTCCATTAAGAAACTCTTTTATAATAGATTTTTCGGGTTCCATATCTCTTAGTTACACTTTATAAAAAAAAAGCCCCCCTTTCGGGAGGCTTTTTAATTATATTTTTAAACGTTTAAATTAGAACTTAAACGTCAAACCAGCACTCCAGAAGATCTCTTCATCGACTGCAAAAGTAGCGACATCAATGTCGTTATCGGCGTAAGCGCCTTGAATATACACATCTGTGTTATCCTTGAGGGCGTATGTAGCCTTAACTCCAGCGTGAACCGCATCATAAGCGTCAAACCAACTGAGAGTAACAAAAGGTGACAGAGTAAGGTTCTTAATGGAAGGAACGGCCAAATCTTTCTTGGCAGTTACCTCAATACCCTCCCAATCATACTGTAGATCACTCCAGAAGTGAAGGCCGACATCAGCAAAGGAAGTCCCAAGCCATGCACCCACACCTACCTCTTCAGAGGTGGGAAGAACACCTTCGAATTGATGGTAGCGGAATTGACCTTCTGCCAACAGATTCAAAGAACCAAGCTTGACTGGTCGTGAAAGACCAACGCCGAAGTGGCTTTCAGACTCGCTATCAGCAACCAAAGAAGCGGAAGCATTCAGGCCAAAACCCGCAAATTCCTGATTGGTTGACAATGTGGTTGAGTAAGCGTCTTTGGCTCTACCAAGACCCCGATAGAACTGCTGATCTTCAGCGGCAAAATCAAGGCTGATATCTCCTGCACTACTAAAAGTAATGCCCAACATGGTTATAAAACCGAGTATTAATTTCTTCATATCTCTTATTATGACAATTTTGTCATATTTGTCAAGTCTTTCTTTACACATTCTATTCCATAAAAGTCAAAAATACTTAATGCTTTTGTGTCCCTATGGTAGATATCTTTGTATACTACTGTTTGAATACCGTAAGAGGCTATCATTGTGGCGCAGGAGGCGCATGGCATAAGAGTGCAAGCCAACAGTTTTGCCTCGCCCTTTTTAAAAAGGCTTAAACAATTAACCTCTGCATGAATCATAAATTGCCTCCTGTAATTGCGGTCACCCCAAAAAGACTCATTTACATCCTTACCCGATGCTAAGCCGTTGTAACCCACCCCCAAGACCATACCTTCTTTATTTAAGGCGCAAGCCCCAACCTTGATGTAGGGATCTTCGCTTCTTTCCGAAGCTGCGACAGCAAGATTTAAAGCATATTCTTCCCAAGAAGGCCGCATATCTTTTATTCCCAAGAAAAGCTCAATGTGACTCTAGGCTCTGATATAATTGGCTCATGATGCACCCCGCTTTTTATGACTAAGCCATCATTAGGTTTGAGTGTAATAATACTCCCATCGTCGAATCTATAGGCTGTTTGACCTATAGCTTGAACCAATAATACATCCATGGAGTCTTTATGCCGCCCAAAAGTTGAGCTTTGTGATGATAGGGAAGCGTAAACATGCAATACTGTTATTTTATCGCTTTTTTCAACTTCATCAAAAGCCCTCTGGAGACTAGGCGGTAAAAATGGAGAAGTTAAAACAAGAGATGAGAAGCAGTCGTTTGGATTGGCAAACACATAGTGAGGATAATCGCTAGAGTCCCTGTCGAATTTTTTTATAACATCGCTCCAAGTAACTTGAGCAGGCGCTACCCACTTATTTGTTACCGCTTCCATGATAAAGCTCTCTTTCCAAACGCCTATATCTGGCATCAGAATGCCAAACCTCGTCTGTCTGGGGTGTATAAATGCCGTCGCGTGTTTGGACTGCCTCACCCTTTGTCAGCCTGAGTGTAGAAGGCTGATAGATGTTTAAAGCGCTTACGTTCGTCGGCAAGACTGTTTCGCAAGAGGTCAGCCCGATCAGCATCACTGCTATCGCCGCTATCCCTAAGCTTTTCAATTTCTTGTGTAATTGCGTTCTCCCTATCTCTAAAGTCTCGGTGTAGATCATAATAAAATTTTTTGTTTTTAAGCGTTAAGAATAGTTCTATCGACTTTAATATTGATTTAATTAGTGTGAACATTGGCTTTTGGACTGCAATCGAAGACCACGGTTTCCTTATCCTCTACAACTTCTTTAACTGAACCCCTGACCGTTTTAGCGCAATCAATTGCCCAGTTTAAAGCTCCATCTAAATTAGCATTGTAGCTGTGATGATATTCTCCTGCACGATTATATACTATATAGTGTTTATTCTTCATGTTGAGGTATAAATTTTAAAGCGACCCTTCCAACGTTTTGTTTATTGTCCGAAAGGAATCCATTTATTAAAACGCAATCTGGTAGAAAGTCAACAGTTTTTTGATCAAGAAGATAAGTATCTTCTCCAAAAAGCAGTTCGCGAATGGCTGTTGGCCCATTCATGTAGCTTTTTACCATCAAGCCTTCCTTATCTCTTAAATGCTCTGTTGCGGGATTAGCGCCAACCACTTTAAATTTAACCTTCATCTTGATTCAATTACACCCAAAAAATGTATAATTTTCAGTTCTTTTTTATATTATATACCATTGAAGTGTAAAATCAACTATGGCGGGTGAAGGAAAAAATCAAGTAGCAAGCAGTCTTTTGGATTTGCAGCCTACTGCTGTCTTAGAATTCTTTCAGTTATTTCCAGACCCGATAACTGAAGGTGCAAAACGAATGAATTTTCATGGTGGCACCTTATTTGGAGATGTGGTCACTTGGCAAGGGGTTGAATATATACCAACAGCTTTAGAGGGTGAGGGTTTTGAGACTTTCGGTGATAAGCGTCTAGCGCGACCAAAAATACGAATTTCCAATGAAAATAATCAAATAACTCGACTGCTTCAACTCCATAAAGATCTCGTTAACGCTCAAGTTGTCAGAAAAAAAACTTTCGTTAGATACTTGGATGAGGTCAATTTTGATGGTGGTAATCCCTTTGGCGCAGCAAATCCTGAAGCAGAGATAAGCTCGGAGACTTGGCTTATAGGACAAAAGCTTCAAGAGAACAGAGTTTTTGTAGAGTTTGAATTAAATTCACCGCTAGATTTAGAAAGCTTTGATGTAAATTATCGCTCTATCATAGCCAAGTATTGTTATTGGCAATATAGGGGTGAGGGTTGTCGCTACGAAGGTCTACCAATCGAACAGTCTAATGGTGAAACTTTCACGGACCCCACAGGTGGAACTGTTACGCCTGTATATCGTAGCTTTAGTCACGACCCACTTGTCGCTGGCAATGATGTTGCATCATTTTTTACGAACCCTGACGCCGAGTATGCTATAAACAGAGAATATGAAAAAGGAGATGTAGTAATACTTACTAATAATAAAATTTCCATTCAGCCGTATCAGGGTTATGTGACCGATGAACCCGTAAAACTAAAAACGGTATATGTGTGTGTTAGCGGTAACAGTGGTCAACCTCCAGAAAATAACCCGACCTACTGGCAACAAGACGGGTGCACTAAAAAGCTGGGCGCTTGTCGCAAAAGGTTCAATGAAACTGAAGATTTAGCGTTTTACCAAAACTCAGCAGTCGAATCGGGATTTAACTACCTAACTTTTTCAGGAACTAGCACTCTGGAAAATGCTGATGGTTTGGCGGATGATGTATTGGCAAAAGCGGGTATATTTTACAGTAATAAGGCAGAAATAACAGGTATATTCACGGCCACTGGAGAATGGACTGTTGCGGGATGGGTAAATGCAAACAATCTGTCTAGTGAGGTCGCAGGTATTCTTAGCACGACAAAAAACACTGGCAACAATGGCGGTTTATATGATTTCTTAAACATAGCCCTCATATCAGGAAATAGAGGTAGGGATGACGAGTTGCAAATCCCTGGAAATGTCGGAGCGTTTTATCGATCTGATGTCGAAGTTACTTTTGAGGCCCTTAATCGCCCTGAAGAAGATGTCGTTG